GAGGTTTGTCTTGCATAAGCTCCACCGCTAACTTCAGTACCACCGCCAGTATCAGTAGGTGCTACTGTATACAATGCAACATACAATGTTGATGGTGCTGTATAAGCAGAACCGCCAAATACATGGTCAAGTACCTTGTCTTCTAAATAATCACTAAATCCAGCCATTTTTTATACTCCTAGTTATTACCAAAATAATAAATATCTTTTCTGCGTTTTCCGTAAGTTCTTCTTCTTTGCATTAAAGAACCTTTGGCAAACTCAGCTTTCTCTTGCTCTAGTCTCATTTCTTCTAGAGCTTTCTCGAACTGTGCTGTAAATAGTGGCACTCGTTCATCTTCCATTAAATAAATAGAAGCGTGTTTTAGTGATCCGTAAAGGTAAGCATCTGGATATCCTGTGGATAAAAAGTTACTCGTATTAGAATCGCTTAACGCATCTATCTTTCCGTAGTAGGTTAATTGTACTGTATAACTTCCGTCTGGGGTAGGTGCAAATTCAATTGAATCATCTACCAATGCAAAATAAATAGGTTGCCCTGTTACATTGTCATTAGACTTTCTATAAACATCCATGGATTCAATGGATTGTTGAAACAAAGGTGAAAAATCACCGCTATCAATTTGTAAGTTTATGGCTTCTAACCAATCAGTTGGTACTGCAAGATATTGACCTGTAAGAGTTGCAGTGGCTCTTTTAATCATGCCTTTAACTCTTAATCTGCGGTTAAATTCTGCTTCTGTGCTATCTATAAATGTATCAATTGCATCTGTTAAATCTGAAAGATTTAAGTAAGTTGCGATATTAGATTTTAATTCTGCGTATGTCATAGTTTACCTTGCCATGTCCTAAAGACTTTATTGTCTGATTTGTTTAACCATTTTCTCCATGCACCCATATCATTAGCCCATCCTTCTCGACAAGCCTTTTGATATATAACCAATGGTACTTCTGCCACATGGCGAATATCTTTACCTGGCTTAACATTCTCTGCAATGTTTTTACAATGTTCGATAACTGGACTTACATCTTGGGTGGTATGAAATATATCTTTACCACCTTCAGTAATAAACTCGTTAGTAAAACCAGTCTTATGATCTATAACAGTTCTTTTAGCCATGCAAGAATTTTAACACAAAAAAAAGGGATGCCGAAACATCCCTTTAAGGTTCTTAACCGAGAACTTAACTTACATTAAGGTCAGCAACAACACCATGAGCCGCTTCGTTGGATACTTCTAATCCATACTCAACCACGATCATTTTTGTCATAGCATCGCCTATTGTAGCAATGTCAACTGTTTTGAAATCACGCAAGTAAGATACTTTTGCATACTCAGGATCAACCAACAGTAAAGATCTTTCTCTTGATCTGTTTGATGGAACGATTTTCAGTTCACCAAAGTCAGATGAGTAGATAGATACTGATGCTTCAACTGTGTTTGCATCGATCATTTGTCTTGCTTGAGTTCTACCTGTGAAACCAGAAATAACTTGTTTGTTATGTGGGCCACAAATAGCTAATGATGGTTCACCACCATTTTCAAAGCAAAGTTGTAGAACATCTTTTAACAAAGTTTCTGTTAGATCTCTTTGAGTTCCGTCAGTTGGAGCAGCACCGCCACCTGTTGATGCACCGCCAGATCCTCTTGAATCGTTGGATGTAATCCAAGACTCGAAACCACCAGTTACACGAGCAGTTGATGCATCGCCAGTTGTTTTTGCGCCTTTTTGACAAAGAGCTTCTTCCATATCTCTCTTAAGAGCTTTAGACATGATAGCTAGTTGATGAGCCATTTCTGATCTCTTACCAGCAGGGTCTGAAGACTCTTGTGAGCCTGATACAGTTGCATCTCTTTTTGAAATCATAGCAACATTGCTAACTCTGGTTGTTGCAACTGAAGCTGATCTTGAAAGTTCAAAACCTTCTAGCTCACCTGTAGCAACTGGAGTTGCTAATACTTCTGTTTGCCAATCAAAGACAACATTGTTAATACTTCTTTTTCCAATTGATGACATAAACGGAGTTTGCATTGGAGAGATGTTGTAAATGATATTACTTAAATCTTCTCTGTCTGAAGTCGCGCTGTATGTATCAAATGCGTTTGTTACTTTAGCCATTATATTTACCTATAAAATTATTTTAAAAATTGTTCAAAAACTTTAGCTGCATCTTGGACTTTTCCAGATTTAGCTAAAACCTGTTTTGCTCTTTTCGCTGGAGCTACCGATTTCTTTCTGGTAGTTGTTCCAGGTCGGGCTACTCTTGCAGGTGCTTTTTGTGTTGGTTTCTTCTTCGTGGCTTCAACTGTTTTAGAGTTTAACCAAGCATTTCTTAAACCAAGTAAAGCACGATAGTCATAAATTGCATCCATTTCTTGAGGTAAATACCCCAAGACATTAATACCATAGTCGCGAATTGCTAGTTTCTCTTTTTGAGCAACTTCTGCATTTTTCCATTCTGGTATGATTTCAAGAATCTTTTGCTGACCTTCTTGCACTTGTTGTGCAATTAGTTGTTGCTGTTGAGCATATGATTCCTGTTGGAGTCTTTGCTGTTCAGCTTGTGCAGCTTTTAACTTTTCTTTCTTTTCATCCCAGATTTGTTTTTCGCGTACAAATGCTATCGGATCATCATTGTATAAACTATCCCAATCTGGTTCGTTTACCAATTCGCCCTGTAATTGGGCTTCCATCTTCGGTAACAACTGTGCGTAAATCGCATCTCTTTGCTGAAGCTCTTGGGCTTGTTGCTCAATCGTTTTTCTTTGATTGGCAAGTTCCTGTGTCTTCCGCGTATAATCTTGTTGGCGTGAATAACCATTAAGGAGTTCGTCTTGCGTGACCTCTATCTCTTCGCCATCAACTGTGACTCTGTAGACGGGTTGCTCTTCTACCTCTTCAACTTCCGTTTCTTCTTCACCATCTTCTTCATCATCAAATTCGAGTTCTTCTTCATCGACAAGCTCTTCGGTATCTTCCTCGTCTTGCTCTTCTAATTCATCGATCTCAGGCTCAATGACCTCTTTAGCTTCCTCTATGACTGCTTCTTCTTGCGTATCCTCTTCAGGGGCTAAGAAACTTTCAAACGCTGAGGTTGCTAATTCACCTTCGGTTTGTAAAGCAGTCGGTTTTCCGTTATTGCTCATAAAATACTCCTATTTTGTATTTAGGGATATTTTAAACCAATAATGTATAAAAGGGAAAGTTTTAGGCTATGTTACGAATTTTGTTTATGTTGGCTTTTGTTAGTTTACCTTTCTCAGCCATGATTCGTAGATGTCTTTCTACTTCGGGAAGAAGTAATAATGATCTGTGGAAGTCTTCTCTAACTGCAACATCGTCAATGCCACGAGAGTTTAACCAATGAGTTATGTATTCGTTTTTAAGATTTTCTATTGCTTCTTTAAAGACATCAGAATTTAAAATTCTCTCGGCTTCTGCTGCTTTAACTACTTCTTCGTGTGTAACTGACATTTATACTAAACTAAATAATCCTCTTGGTGTTTGTGGCAAAAACTTACCTTGCCTTGTGATAGGTCTAACTATTTCGTCAACACTAGGCTGGACAAAATTAGAAACTGGTAAGTTGGATAATCTAGTAAAGTTCATTGGCTGAATAGGTTGTGGCACTATCTGTTGTGGCACTATTGGTAACTCAGGCATGACTGGAATATTTGGTATAACTGGCATTTGTGGTAAACCAGTAAAGTTCATTGGTATATTTTGTACTTCTGGAATAAATGGTTTAGGTTCTTCAAATGCTGGAGCTGTAGGCATTACAGGAACTTCGGGCATTACTGGTGCTTGTGGTATTGCTGGTATATCAATACCAGTTAAATCTATGTCTTCAAACTTTTCTGTATCAATATCTTTTAATATTTCATCTATATCAATATCAAATAATGTTGGTGTAATATCTTCAACGCCTCTGATATCTCTAATATCTTCAAACCTCGGCAAACCACTAAAATCTAAACCTTGTAAAGAAGGCAACAGTCTAGTTGGCCCTGTTACGCCCTGTGGCGCACTTGGCATCTGTACAAAACCTTCGTTGGGCGCAAATGGAGTTCCTTTGGTTGGGGCTTTAGGCATAACAAGAACTGGGCCTTCGCCAACAAATTTTGGTGTTAAGTCTTCTTGTGTATAACCACCAGCCATTTCTGGGGAATAACTAACGCCTGGTGCAATAACTTGTTCCATTGGCATACCACCAGCTATTTGTTGTGCATATGATTGACCAGTTGCGACTGGCCCTGCCATTGATTGTGTTGGTAAGTTAATACCAGGTATTCCTATTGCCATGTTATTAAGTTATTAGTTTATCTATTTTAGCATCAAGTTTGTCTATTTTGTCCATTAATCTGGAATATTCAACATTGTGTGCTTGTCTTGTTACATAGTCTCTAGCTATCTCTTCTCTTGTTTTATTCACTAATATGTCAATCCTTTTTGCTTCGTTTTCATTTTTGCGTATGGAGTAGAACAATGGTGCTATGACCAAAGTTACAAAAATATTCCAAACCACATAGAATGAAAGTTCCATTAGAAATCAATAGCTCCAGATATGAGGCCTTGGACGATTAGCCGAAGCCTTGCTGATATCGAGGTGTATAAATCTTCCATTGCCTTTTTGATTAACTCCAATTCCTGTAAATCCGTAACCTTCTGCTGCGGATACTATTTGTAATGCTTGTTTGTGACTGCAACCGATGTCGACTGCAATGCCTAAATTGTGAGTTCCTGGTTTACTTTTTTTGCTTTCAATTGGATGTTCTGAACATCTATAACCCGAAGTAATAACAAATGGAAAACCTAAGTCCTCTCTAAGCGATTGTAACTTATCTATTAACTCATGTTCAATCTTATTTTTACCACAATGCTTACAAGCAAACTCTTCTAACCTAAAGTTCTTCCATTCGCTCATTTTCTATCCTTATTGCTTGATCCAAAATAAAAAGAAATAACTGCTGATGCTATACCTGATAAATAACCAAGAATAAGCATAACAATATCGTCTGAAGCATCGTCAATAGGATAAGCTGTAATCATAAATATATAACCAATAAAACCAACCACAGTTAATGATCCTAAAAACTTTGGTGTCCAATCACCACTAAATTTTTCTCTAGCGTTTTGTATATCTTTTGTTTCTAAAGCATAAATATCTATTTCATATTCTTTCATCTTTAGTTGAAAATCTTTTTCAGCTTTTTTAAGTTCAACCATTTGTTCGGCTGTAAGATTGTTAATGGCGTTTTCTATATCTGGCGGAGAGTTTTTAACACCTAAGACCTGAGAAAGTATTTGACCAGCTTGTCCGCCTAGTGGCCCACCTATGGCTGCACCTAGTGTTGGAGCAAGACTGCTAACTATGTTTTTAATTTTGTTTAGTTTCATTTTTCTTTTTTAATTCCCTCTCTTGTAATAAGAGTTTTAATTCGTGCCACCTGTAAAATCTTTTATTAACATCATCCCAAAACATTCCTTTGTAATCCCATATTTCATTCGCTGACATTTTCTTCCTTGTTATGAAGTTTAATAAAATACTCCGCATCGACTAATGCCAATGGCTTGGTATTGTTTCTCTTTATTATAACCAAAGGTTCGTAATCTTTACAGTTAGTACAAGACTGTTCATAAGCCTTCCAAACATTAACTGCTTGTTGGTTTTTGCACTCGATTGAGTAGGGGAATTGTTTGCGTGATTGTACGCCCATGATGACATCTTCGCCCGAAGATCCCATAGGTCTTGATTCTAAATCTTCAGGATCAAAACCAAGTAAAGCAACAAGTTTATCAACAACCCATTGTTGTAGCTTTCGACCCTTGGCTTTTGCCGAGGATGGTCGCATTTATTTTTTCTTGGATTTTTTTGCAGATTTTTTCTTTGGTGGTCTGCCTACTTTAGATCCGTATGTTCCTTTACCTTTTGGCATGGTTACTTCCTTTTCTTTGCAGTCTTGGCTGCTTTTTTAAATGCTTTTGCTGTTGGCGCACCTTTAGAACCTGGCTTTCTCATTTTTTCATTTGATCCAGCTTTAATTCTTTTGCGTTTAGCATGAATGTTTGCGTATAGTCCTTTTGGCATTTTATTTATAAAACTTAGATGTAAGTTTATGCCAAAGTGTAGGCTTATATTTTTTTATTAAAAAACCGCCAACAAGTGACAGCACGATAATTGTAATTAATGTATCCATATTTTTATTATACTACCATTTAACTTTATTCGCCCAATAAGCTGCTGACAACTTACCCTTGGCTATGTTCTTAGCGTGTCTAGCTTTGAATGATTTTCTTCTAGCCTTGCCTTTTGCAGATTGAGGATTTTTACCAGCTCCACTTACGCCTTGTTGACCAAAGCGAATAAGTTTTATGATATCTCCAACCTTTGCTAAAACTGCGTGTGATTTTGTTTTGTGATTGGGCGTTCTTTTGGGTTTGTTATAACCGCTAAACCTTTCGCCTCTGTATGTGATACCCATTAGTGTAAAGTTTTCTCCTCACAGCTTAATACTTCTGAATCCTCGGTTACTTCACCACCAGAGATAATACCAAGTATTCTTACTGCATCTTCTTGGCTTTTGGCTCTAATATCACTACCGACATAAACTAGGTCGTCAACTAAAACTTCTAGGTTATATAGTTTGATTGCCATTGCCAGTAAATAGTCCTTGAGCTTGATCCTTTGCAGTTTGCCTAATGTTTTCTCGGTCACGCTCCATGATAGCATTGATTTCTGCTATGTTGACTTGCGCTCCGTATTTAGCGGTTAATTCTGCTGCTTTTAGTCTAATCTGTGCTTCTGTCTCATCACGCTGTCTGTCATCATCCATGATAATTTTCATGCGATCAGTCTCAGCATCAATGATAGCTTTCTGCGCTTGGTTCTGTGCTTTCATGGCTTCTGCTTGTGCGAGCATGGTAGCTGCATCAGGTTGTTGTTGCTCTGGGGGCGCGGGTGGCATAGGTGGTACTTGAGTATTAATAAAGCTATTAGCATCTTTAAATCCAGCAAGTTCTATCATGCGTGTCAAAGTATTTGAATATTGTTGCATGGATACCAATGGATTGTTTGGTCCAAGAGTTTGCATGATTTGTTCTTGCTTACCTGCAAGTTGTGCAAGTATGCCAAACTTCTCTTCATCAGAAGATTTAGAAATAGCAACATTCACCACCATGTCTTTATCTGATTCCCAGTATCTAGGATCAACAGGAATAAATTGACCTTCAAGTCTAAAGACATCTTGTGCGTTTTGATGTTTGATAATTAAATTGTTGGTAACTTTAAAGAGTTGTTTAAGTCCACCCTCTGCAAAATGTCTGCAAATGATTTCTATTCGGCCTTGCGCTCCTGACATGGTAGCGGATACGGCTGCACTGGTGCTTGATTGCAAAGCATCTGCATTTAAGCCAGCAGAGGCTTTAGACACACCAGTCCTATTCTCTTTTGCTTCATCGAGGTATCCAAGAACAGGGAAAGCCTCTTTACCAGCGAAGGGTACTGTAAAGGGTTGAACCATCCCAGGGGCGCGAACTCGAATAGGCTGTCCGATATCAGTATTGAGAACATCGTCAATATTGACTTGACCTTCAACAACAGCCATACGAGGAAAGATAGAGTGCCCAAGCGAATCAAGGGTATCTCGCATAATTTGGGATTTTGCAGCTTGGATAGGCTTTAAGTAATCCGCTGGACACGAACCGATTGCAGTGTGTGGTTCAGGATCAGGGCAGAACATAGCAATGGGTAAATCATCCCATTGTTCTACATTCAGCACATTAACGCCTTCACCCGCAGTACAAACTCTTATTCTTTCATCGATGCCATCGCCATCGAAGTCATAAAAAAGATAATGTTCAACATATAAAACTTCTTTCGCCCCAGTATCACTTCGGTCTGGGTATACCATGTTGTCAAATGGGTTTCTTGCCTCGATTTCATCATAGGCTTCTGGGTCAACCGCACTTGAGCTTTGCGTTGCATATTGCTCAACTTCATCTTGGTCATAACCCATAGCAACCAAATCAGAAACAGATTTAATCATTCTATGTGCAACATAAGATGCAGATTCAAGATTTCTAGCGTTGCGTGAAATTAAAACTTCTTCGGGTGGTATTGATTCAATACACACTTGATCTTTAGCTTTAATTCTACGAATCGTTAAATCATATTTAGCTGGAATCTCTTGAGTAATTTCTTCACCAGATAAAGGATCAACTTGTGTAATGGTTTCCATGGTGACAGATTCTTCAACAATCTCTACATTAGGATCAAGCACCAAGGCTTGATATGAAACAGGATCTAAGTCTGTGTATTCGCTGGTAGATGCTGAAACAGAATCATCCCAAAAGACTTTGACAAAACCACTCTTTCTAACCAAGGCATCTTTGAACGCATCGTATAAAACTTGGAAGCCAGGATTTTTTTCTTGAATGATGTAATTAACATAATTGGTTTGTTGCTCGGCAACAGGGATATCTTCTGGGCCATGCGGTACAAATTCAACAATCTTTTTAGTACCAAAGAAGGTACGCATGATAGATGGCAACATAAACAAAATGCTATCTCTAACATCAGTTGAAACAAATTCAGACTGCATACTAGATTGTGCTTGTGGTTGTTCACCAAGATAATACTCAGTTGATTCTGCTCGCTCTGCGCCGACTTGATGAATGAAATCTTTTGCATCATCCATCTCTGATTTGATAACACTGGTAAGGTGTTCCATATCAGTTTCATCTTGAACTTCGACTTCTACTTCAGAAGATTCCATCTCTTCTTTCTCAAGCATATCTTCCATTTTGTCTTCGTAATCTTTTGCCATGTAAAACTATCCCACTCGAATGATTCGAGATTTTAAAGGTTTTTTGAAATTATAACCGAAATAACTCTCGCTTCCACTAAAACTTGCCGCAGAACTTGCCATGGTCAAAGCCAAAGCATCTGCTTTGTCGGGAGATTTTATTCC